GGGCTTTAGCCCCGTGTCATCCCATGCCCAGGCTGCACCAGCATCTAGCCAGTTCCCACCAGAAGGAACCACGGCCCATCTGGTGACATTTCCCTCAATGCTCGCCGCGCCAATATCACGGCCTCCAGAAGATTGCTCCCCTGAAGGCCCGGATAATTCCGCAAAGGCTTCAATCACCACCGCTTCAGTGTTAGGCCTGATGCCTTCCCTAAGAGAAGTGATCGAAGCCGTAGGGCGATGCCACAGCATCCGCAGGCTGGCAAAATCAGCAAAGGGTGTGGCCATGCCCTAGTTTTCCCCTACCACGGCAGCAGTTGACTAGGTTCGCTAGCAATGATGCCCAGCTTGTCATCACCCGGCATCATGTCGATTCCATCCTCATTGCGCTGCCTGAAGTATCCCCTGATCTGATCCCTTAGCCGTATCTTGTTTCCAGTCAACCTATACAGGCCCCGCGTATCACGGTAAATATCTGCATCGGGATTAAACTGATTCTCGATGAGGATCTTCCAGCGATCAACATAACGCCTGTTTACCTTTGACCCGTGCCAATAGTGCAGGATGGTGCCATCAATAAAACCGATATTCTTTTTGATGTGCTCATCTGCCCTATGCTGCCAAGCTAAAACACGATTGCGGTAAGAGGGGTGCATCTGACGATGGACGCTATCTTGCCCCTTCCCGATCAATGCCTTAGCCATGTGATGATCACCAGCTCCAAGGATTGCAAAATCCATGAAGCCTCCCACGGCATCTAGCGCATCCCGCCTGGCAGCCCAGGCGTAACCCGTATGCCATTTGTTGACGATTGAAGCGGGCTTATCCTGTGTGCCGTAGTAAACATCAGTTGCCGGTGGCTCCTGCCCCTGCTGCCAGCTATAGACAAACCCATGATGGGCAGCGATGGGTTCATAGGTTGGCGAGAGGTCTAGCGCAATGCTGAACATCTGAACAAAGTGATAATGCTGCAGCTTATGCAGGGTTTCACTTACCCAATCTGGCCGAGCAAAGATCAGGTCAGCATCAATCCAGGCAACATACTTCCAATCAGCGGGAAGATGCTGCAGGGCAATGTTAAGCAGGCATTCTTTTGTCCATATCTCTTGCAGGTGATCAACGCGAACCTTTATGTAATCCTGCTTTAGCCTATTGGCTGGCAGCTTCGCAGCAAGCGGCACTGGGGCGGGGCCATGGGAGGTGTAGGTCGGCTCTTCTGTGGGGATCGGGACAGGGACTGACCAATCGTCAGTAGCAGAGGTGCGCTCGCCAAAGCTACATTCCACTGTTAGCAAGATGGCGCCAGCATCGCGCACCATCTTCTGGAAATCTGTATAAAGTTTCCAGCGACGCTTAAAGCGTTGTGGGTTAAAAACTGGAGTGATCACATACAGCGGTTGCTGTACGTTATCCTTTGGATAGTGCATGATCAGTTACCTCCGTTGAGTGCTTCCCTGAAACGCTTACGCAGCTCTCCGCGCTTCACCTTGTTTCCGATCTGGGCAACATGCGGGTTCAGCATGAGATAACCATTGCTCAGCTTGACCGCAAACCCTAAAGATATGATCCTGCTCAGGTTCTCTTCTGAATACTGATCAGGGTCTAGCATTCCATTCTGATCAGCACGGCGAAGCATCCGAGCAAATGATGCTGCTTCCTCTGGGGTGATGCCACCAGATTTGATCTGATAGAGCAGTTCGCCGGATGCCCTTAGGGTTGGGTCCGCTGGGTGTTGTGAAGACATGATGCAACGGCTTTTGGTGGAGGAGTGCCGCCAGGTTCAGCTTATCCAACCTGCTTAGCTTCTGATCAGCATTCCACTACTTCCAGCCGACACCCTAGGCCGTGGTTGAACATTAAGAGCGGATGCAATCCTTGCTACCAAAAGGTTAATGCGCTCATCACGTTGCCCCTGTGCGCTGGCCCTGGCGCCAGTGCCGAATCTATAGCGGGCCTTAAGTAGGCTTGTGTCCCATGTCAACTTGCCCGCCTGGCTGAGCTGCTGCGCCCGTGTTGGCGTGGTGCCGGGTATCGGCCCTTCATACTCTTCTGCATTGCCAAGGTGCGCCGTGCCATCGCTCACCGCGTCAGCCTGGGTTTCCTCTAGCTCCTCGATTTCATCTACCCAACCCTGAACCTGCGTCACGGTGGCAGGAGAATTTTTGGCGACAGCATTGAGCTGCTGTATCAATTCAGTCAGGCTGCCATCGCTCGCGGGCCAGTTGACATACGTTCGGATCAACGCAAGATCATTGACAGTGGCAGAGCTGCTATTGGGCCGCCAGAGGGGATCTACGGTGGGGAGGGTCATTCTGTAGCGGCGCTATCCTCTCCTTTAGCTTTCCCGCGTTTTACCCTTTCCCCATGAAGGCTCCCGAACCAAAAGCGATCCTGAGGTGACATGCTGCGAATCAGTAGCCTCAGGATGTCTTGCCCTTCATGTTCATCCGCAATCTCTGTTAAGACTTTGATACCTTGCCTTGCGCCCTCCTCATCCCGCAGGAGCACACAGACCGATAGGCCTTGAAACAATCGAAGGGAGGGCACGCGGGAATCCATACAGGGATTCTATCGGCTCTCCTAATCTGTATGCTATGTCAGCGCTTTCTACCAAGCATGCAGCAGCACGATCCCAATTACAGCCGTCGGTATGACTATTTACAATCTCTTCGCCTGGAAATCGCCTTGCGCAATCCGGCTGCCTTGACCTACATCCCGCGTGAGGCGTTGCCAGGCCGCACGTTGGGCGGCGGTCACGGAATGATGACGGATTAACCAGGTCATTTGCTCAGGCTTTACCCCTTCCCTTGGGGAGGGGTTTTTTATGCGATGAGACCCAATGCCCCTGTCCGGCTTTGCATCAATTTGTAAACTGTCCAGTTCTGGGATGGATGAGCGCAACGGCAGGCGCTACTATTTGGATATGGAGGCAAGACCTTCAACCCACCCAGCGATCCCATGAAAGCCCTCTACATCACTGACGAGATTGACACCTGCGACTGTTGCGGTCGCACTTATCTGAAGGCCACAGTCGCCATGCAGCTCAGTGACGGTGGCATCCTTCACTACGGACGCACTTGCGCTGCTCGCAATAGTGGTAAGGATCAACGCCAGATCAAACAAGAAATTGCCGACAACAAGCAAGCTCGGATTGATGCCGCCTTTGATGAGCTTCGGGAAACTCCAGCGATGCAGGCTTGGTACGGCAAGCGCATTGAGCTTTATGCCAAGTACAAAGGTCGCCTCAGCAGCGCTGAATGGGCACGGATGATTGCGCCCGAAGCAGACGCAGTTGAGCAGGTCAAACAACAAATTGCTCAAAAGCACGGAATTTCAGCCTGCTGCCTCTGACCCCCGCCCCACCGGCCACACGCCACCCGCACCATGGAACACAACACCGCTACAGACGCAGCCGCACTGCTGGCCGAAATCGACACCGCGATGGCGGCATATACCGCCTCGATTGATCGGGGCCTGGCACTGGCCGCAGAGATGCGCCAGATGGCCAACACCATCGACAGCGGCATGGCCGATGCGCGGGCTGAGTTTGATGAGTGGTGGTGAGCATGAATCACCCACGCATCCCCACCTTTAACCATCTTCCACAGCCTCCGATTGATTGTGAACACCTCTTCGCGGTCTGGCCACCCTTAGTTTTGCCAGATGGCCTAACTGCTGATCACGTTGTTGCCGGCATCCCTATGGAGTCATGGATGGGCCCCGACTACGGCATCCAAGTCTTTGCGTCTGACGCCTACGGTCGAGTGATCGACTGGCTGCCCGTCTGGGACACGCATGACGGCATTGATTTATCACCAGTTGACTGGCCCGCTAACTGGGTTGACGTGGTGTGCGGTGCTTTCCAAGTACTGCTGCCGAAATCCGATGCCTGACCCCCACGGCCCGCCGGGAGCCTATCCCGGCAATCCATCCCACTGCACCACACGCCATGACCGATCCTTTTCTCTCCAATGTCACCCCGCTTGTCCAGTTTGGTGAGCAATCAATGCAATTTCCGCCACACCCTTTGCCGCCAGATCAAATTACGCTTCCTGTTGTTCAGGCTATCAAGGCTTCCATACCTTCCGGTCTAAAGCCCGGATGGCATACAGCAACAATCACTTTCAAGCTAAACGAAGAGGGAGGCCTAACGCAAATTGATGAGTACAAAGTTTCCAGCTTTGGTAATGACAAGCCATGATCCACCCCTACGAAATCCACCTGCAAGCCCCCTCCGGCCAGCGCCGCACCCTGCACCTGCAGGCCCAGTCCCCAACCCATGCCATGGCGTCAGCAATCGAGCTGGCAGGCCTCGGTCCCAAGGCAACGGTGATCCGCTGTTATCGCCTAGGGGACTGGTGAGCGATCCCACCAACGCCGAACGCTCCCGCCGCTGGCGTGCCAGGAAGGCCGGAAAGATCCCACCAGCAGAGCGGTTGATCTGCTCAGCCTGCGGCAAGGGTCGCAGCGGACGCTATGGGGAAATCTGCCGCCGTTGCTGGGAGAGGGTCACGCCAGAAGGGAGGGCAGCAAAGGCTAAGAGGGTGGCGAAGACTAGGGGAAAACATGCCGACGCCGCCGATCCCTTTGCTCTTCTATCGGAAGCAGAGGCGAGAGCGCAAATCAAAGCAAACGCAAAAAAATGGCGTGACAGATTGTGAACAGGCCCGCCGGATGCACGGCAACCGCAACGGTAGGCGCTACATTATGTGCATCGGAGGGGAGGCCCTCCACCACCCACGACAGACAATGACCCTTCCTCTCCTGGCAATGCTTCCCTCCAGCCCCACCAACATGGCGGTGCGCTGCCAGTGGCATTGCATCGCTTTAGTTGGGTCCGACATGGAGGGTTACAGGCACTGGGACGGCAATTTGGTCCGCTGGATGGCCCATCCTCAATTTGATATGGCGGAGTTCAACCGCCTCTGTCGGCACTACAAGCTCGACTGAGCATCACCACCGCCCCGGCCACCCGGGGCTTTTTTCATGCCCTACTCTCAGCAAGCCCGGTCGGCCCATCATCCGCAAGGGGGGCGCGGTGGTTGCTTTCGTTGGGGGCAGCCTGAAACCGTACCGAAGGCCGGGTTAAACTAACCCCAACACCCTCCAAGCCTCTCAGCGATGCTCAAACAGGAGGGTCACTATTTAGCAGGCTTTTTTGCCATCTTCTTTCCAGCCTTGGCAGGAGCCTTAGCCCCACCCTTGGCGGGCTTCATCAGGAAGGCGGGGAGCTTGCCCTTTTTGTCGCCTTTGCCTTTTTCGTAGGACATGCCCGTTTGGTGAGGTTCTGGTTTAGTTTTCCCTGTCCGGCGGTGGTGACGACTTATTAACGCTCTTGCGCTGCCTTGCCAGGCGCAACGCTAGGCGCTACAATGAAAGGACAGCAGGGGGAACTCTGCTCACACCCAGCGACTTCAAATGACCGTCATGACTACCACGCTTCCCGAAACGCTGCTTGATATGGGCCCTTGGGGCGTCTGCATTTTTGCGACTCCTCAAGCTGCCACCGCAATGGCAGCCGAACTTGGATGGGATACTGGCGAGTTGGATCGCCTGCATTTAAATCCATCTGGTGATGCCTACTTGTTCCATGAAACTCAGGGAGGTCGCACTCATACTCAGGTGATTCGTGTCAAACCTGGAACCGCCGATGGCGAATTTATCGCCAGTGACGACTAAACACGCTAGTGTTGAATTTCCCCGCAAAGGCGGGGAAGACTTTTCCTTAACAGTTTGTGGTTAGTCTTTGCCGCCCGACTTTTTCCGTTTGCCTGGCCTCAGCAACGTTCTAACTGCTTGCCGACGCACGGTGGTTTTTAAGGCCTTTTCAACTTTTTGATCAAGACCTCCAAAGGCACTTATGCCCTCAAGCCTTACCTTAATCTTTTTAGAGGGCACGTCAAAAAATACTTTTGATGTTGAGGCCAGTGATTTGATGCGCCCTGCAGTCCCCTTGCTTATGTCATCGCCCTTAAAGATATAGTTCTTGCCGCTGCCTCTATTTGGTGCAATTCCTATTCTCTCCGATTGATTGTTAAAGTATATCCTGTCCATGCCGTTCTTTTGCCAGCGGCTACCACCAGCGTTTTCCATCATTTTGGCAGTTAGCTTAGGAGAAAATCGCCCTGCCTGCTTTGGGAGAGATTTAGCTTTGGCGCCAATTTGATAATCCCATCCGTCTTTCTTTCTGATTGCCCGACCCTCTTGCGTTACGGGAGATGTGGCCATGGATTTCTTGCCCCCTTTGCCCATTATCCCAGCCCTTCCGCCTGAGATGTTCGCCACCTGCCTAGCCCTCAACTTCCCGCTAGCTGTCTTGAGCCTCCCACCTCTGACCGTGGCGCCATCTCCCCCCACGCTGGTGATCTTGCCGCTGTTATCTCGCGTCAGGCGGTTAGGCCCCTTCGCCACACGCTTAGCCGCTGGCCTCTTGCTGCCCCCTCCACCAGTCGAGGCAAAGCGCCCGTTTGCGTCACGCTTATAGGTGCGCCCCGCCTTGCCAGCCATCGAAGATCAGTTGCTACCTGTAGTTTTCCCGCAGGATCAGACCACAGGCTCCGGTGCCCTGGTGATGCCTGGATATTGTCTACGTTCTGATGGCGAGGGCTTCAATACAGCTTCCTCTAGCTTTTTTGATGCCTTTTCAAATGGCCATCCCTTAGAGTCTCCAAACTCTTTCCATACTTTTTCACGTTCCTTTTCCCAGAAGTCTTCGCGTAGTAGTTCCCGCCTAAGTTCTGGGTCATTCTCTTCTACTGCTTCTGAAGATACGGGAGATAGACTGCAACGACACCTTGGATGAAGCGCACCTATCATCTCATCTAATCGGTAAATCTTTCCATGCCTGCTAGCACAAACCACACACGTCCTTTCATCCTGCGTTGCAATCCACCGCCCATAGACGTAGCCATTGCGAGCCGCTGAGGCCTTCTGTGCTGCCACATAAGCATTAGCCAGCTCAGAGCGTGCGATCAGCTCAGCACGTTGCTTTAGCCCCATCCGAGCATTGAGGCCTTGTGGATCCTTGGCACCGAGTAGGGCAGTCCTGATCTCACGCTCCAACACCCTGGGCCCTTTGCCGCGCCCGATGCCATCAGTAACGATTCTTGCAATGTTGTCACGGAACGACTCGATTTCGCCACGGATATAGGCTGAGGCTGTTTTAGCAGCAGCTTCTACGGCAGCCCTGCTAGCGCCAACAAAGGGTCCATCTGCGTTTTCTTCTACGGTGGAAGCTAGCTTCTGTCCTAGCTCCCCACCGAGGGCAACAGCTTCCTCAAAGTCTTTTTTATATTGCCTTTCGATGGCTTTAATCATCGGCTCTGGCATGTACTCCTGAGCCAGTTGAATTAGTTTCTTATATTTAGCAGAACCATCAGAAATGCTATAACTGCCAGGTCTACGGATAACACCATCGCCAGAAGGTGTGGCCAGCAGGTCAGGATCAATGAATTGGGCATAATACTTTCTGAGATCACGGAGGGTGCGGAGGAGGGCACGGGTTAAGGATGCTGTGGTGTTGCTGACGCTACGGTTGGAGAGGGTGTCTAGGGCTTTGGCATAGTCGTCGGCTAGGTCTAGCTGCTGGTTTCCTATGATTTTGGTGGGCATGGGCAGACAGGCTTATCCAAGTGCTCTTGCTGTTTCTAGTTTTCCCGCTTTCAAGGTTACGAGTGGTCAACTTTCACCCCTGCCCTTGTCAAGCGCAACGCTAGGCGCTACAGTATGGAGACAGCAGGGGGAACCCTGCGTACACCCAGCGAATCCCATGAACACCTTCATCCTTGAGCGCGACGAAACCCAGCAGACACCTGCCGCTCGTTGCACATTCAAGCCGTACACCTCGGAATCGGGTAAACAATGGGTTGAAGTAACAATGCTCCATCTAACAAACATGGGATGGGGCGGCACGATGGGCAAGGGCGACGGCCACATGAATGTCAAGCACGCCAGAGAGTTCTACGCCAGCCTTCTTGGGAGAGGGTTTAGGCCTGCCTGATTAACACCGCCCCTCCCTCGGAGGGGCCTTTTAGTTCCCCTTCTGTTTTTTCAGAGCTGCAATCGCCCATGGGTCGCCAGCGGCAGCTCTTCTTTGTGTTTCTTTCCGTCCAGACTTGCTGTTAGGTAGCGGCCTTGGCTTGCTTGGCTTAAACACACGGCCACTTCCGGTCATTGTGCCGACCTCCTTAAACCTGCCGGCCCCCATGGTCTTAACTCCACCGGTAAGCGTGAACTGTTTGATCTTTTTGCGACCAACAACGATTCTTGGCGCGGAGTCAGCAAAGGTCTGCCGCTTGGCTACAGCTTCATTAAAGCCCTTGCTTGCCGCTGCTTTTTTGCCAAGTTCATTCCTGCGGAATCTTTGTGCCGCTGCCGCCTGCTTCCGCGACCTGACCTGAACAGGCAACCCAGCAAACCCCTTCAGGTTGTTTTTCAATGCGCTGCCGACGTTCTTCAGCGGCTTCCGTCGTCCTGTTGCGGCTGGCAGTTGAGCAGGTTTGGGATTAGCCGCTGGCCGCACCTTTCCGCGTGCGCTTAGCCCCTTCCCTCCAGGCAGCTTAGGCGTCGAGTTCCGAACGATTTCCGCCATCCCACGCATGGTCCTGGCGTCTGATTGAGCAAGCTCACGGAGGCCAGCCCTGAGCGTTTGCGAAACGCTCTTACTGCCTGCCCCTGTGGCCTTCACGCGATTGCTTGCAGCAGTGCCTACGTTGCTCCTGGTGGCCCGTACCTTCTGCCCGGTGATGGCCTCCACCTCCCTGATGCGCTTCGCATCCTGCTTCGCCAGGCTGCCCATGACGCTGCGCAGCGTGTTGGTCATGGAGCCAGGCCGCTGGGAGGCGGGGACGCGACTGCTGTCAGTGAGCCTGGTGGTTGGCAGCACCTTCGAGCCTTTCAGCTTTCCACCCTTGCCGACCATGCCAGCCCTGCCGCCAGCAATGCGCGTGGTCTGCGTTGCCCTGAGATTGCCTGCTGCTGTTCTGAGCCTGCCGCCTCTTGCTGTTGCCCCATCCCCTCCAACTGAAGTGATCTTGCCAGCGTTATCCCGCGTCAGTTTATTAACGCCCTTTGCCACGGTCTTGGCAGGTGGCCTTGATTTCTTCCCGCTGGTTCCAGTGCTGGCAAACCTGCCGCGCCCATCTCTCTTATAGGTGCGTCCTGCTCTGCCAGCCACGGTGTTCTAAAGCCCTGTCTGGCTTTAGTTTTCCCGTGATAGATTGCCATTACGGTGCTTCCGCTTCTGCTTAAGTGATGAACTATCCAAGATGGACCGCAAGCGAGGACAAGCAAGCCCTCATGTTAAGAAGTCAAGGCTTGTCATGGAATCAAGTTGCAAAGGAGTTGGGTCGCACCAAGGCCGCAGTAGTTTCCAGGTTTGCTCCCGAGGCGTTTGGAAGGCCCTTGCCATCAGTCGCGCCAAAAGCCGACATACTAAAGCCAAGTGAAGTTGCAAGCATAAATGAATATGAAGACATGCCCTTGTCGTGGCTGTCATCTGATTAACAGGATCTAACTCAGCAGCAGCCGCACCCTATAGCGCGAGACTCCAAGGTGTTCAGCAATCCTGCGCTGTGACCAGCCGGACCGCCTGAGCCGTTGGGCACGTTGTTGGCTGGATTCTGTGAGCCACCCCAGCAACAGCAGGGGCAGCATGAGAAGCATGGCGACCCAAAACAGGCCGCAAGCGATAGTGGTCATTTGAATGGTGTTGGCAGGTGATGCGTGCGATCGAACCTGACCCCTGCACTATACACACACCACGAGGGTGGGTGGGGATGTATCAGCAGGTATTTGCAAAAGTTTGTGGTGGTTGAATATCAGGTTGCAGGCTCTAGCGATACCGTAACGCCATGATCAGCGGGCTTCAGTTTTAGCCAGACACCTCCCAAGCTCTTGGGCATCACTATTTTTTCCACTGCCCAACCACCGCCACCTTCAAACTCCTCCTTATAGGTGCCTGTCTGAACGTGCCAGCGTTGGGCGATACGCTGCTGACCGCTACCGCTAACCCGGAAGCAAGGGTGGCTCACGATTGTCCTTTCGTGGTTGTGGCCATTGATCAGGATGTCGGCCTCTGGCGCGATGCTGGCATAACGACCACCTCCCATGGTCCCCTTCGTCACTACGCCACCCCATGCCCCATGGTGGAAGAACAGTGCACAGCGCCTAGTGCGTGAAGATCGGTTAGCACCAGGCTGGTGGAACGTAAACCACACCCAACCCTGATACGGCAGGTGTTCTACAGGCGAGTCGTAACGATCACGCATGAGCCGGACAACATTTCCTAAGGGGTTGATCTCTTGACTGCTAATGACTGCCGTTTCGTGGTTCCCATCGCTCATCATTAAGATAGTGCTGGCGAACGGTGCAAACCATTCAGCAGTCTCGGAAAACACCAGATCGAAATAGTTGCTGCCTAAGTGCTCAGGCCTAATTGCACCTTTCGAGCCCCTACGATCCTTCTTGCCTTGCATGAGGCAGAGCACATCACCAAAAAACAAGGCATGGCCACCGCGCCCCTGTATTTGCTTTAGGTGACTCTTCAATAGATTTCTATCACATTTGGGATTGTCAAGGTGAATATCAGACGCCAACAGAAACTCATGTGGCTGCTCCCTTCCTGTGTAGGGTATTCGGATCTCTAAGACTTGAGGGGAGCGGCGAATCAGCCTTAGTTTGTCGTCCACAAGGGTGCAAGATGCTGACCACACCCTAGTTTTCCCGCGTTGATGTCTATTCTGTTACATTTCAGGGGATATGCTTATTGCTCTTCGTCGTCTATCGGATCCTCTTCTACCTGATCCTCTTCATCATCCCCTGCCAGATCATTAGGGCCAGGAACGGGAGGATTCAGCAAGGCATTCTGCTTCTCATCCTCCTCCGCGAGTTGAGCCGCTTCATCCTCACCGTTGATACCAGGCCGCAGCATCCCGCGCCTCTGAGCCAGGTTGGTCACGGTTTCACGCATCAGGAGGCCCTTGTCATAGAGGGTGCCTGCCAGCGTCAACAGGGCATCATCCACCGGCTTATCGGTGATGCCAGGCAACAGGTCGATCCCTGCCCCAACCTCTGGCAGGTCCCCGGTGAAGGTGCCCCATAGATCAAAGAGCGATTGCCAGCAGGAGCTTTTGGCTTCTGCCAAGCTGGTGATGCTCGCCTGAAGTTGTGCGCTTTCTAGCTCAGCCTGTGTTGCAGTGCGCTGCCCTGAGCCTGAACTAAACAAAAAGCTAAGGGTGCTACGGTCAATTAACTTCTCAATTTCTGCAAGATGTTGCAGGTGTTTGTCTAGGCTAGATCCTGTAGGTTCAGCAAAGGTAAGGCTACCGTTCGGATCCTTGATTTCAACTAGGCTATTCGGCCCCAGTGTTAGCGGTGTGCCCTCCACCCTGCCGGCATCTTTGAGCACCGTCACGGGCAATGCGCAGCGGTGGAGCAGCTCTTTCAAGTCGCTGTATTCCCTGAACCAATCAAGGGTCAGGTTCGCCAGGCTGAGCAGCATTGGAGCGCCAGAGCCGAATCCATCTCGTGGTGGGCCATACCAAATGACAGGCGGATATTCCAGCTCCCTGCCGCCTGCACCGATGAACCTATCCTCGTCCAGAACCTCAATCGTTCCCTCGCCGTTATCTTTGCTTTTGTCGCCACCATGGATCTTAATTAGCTGCCAGGTGCCGCCGCGCATGACGCGATAGCGCGGCTCTAGCTTGATGCCAAAATCATCATCATCTACCTCATGCCATTCGAGCACGGTAACAGCGATCGGCACATGCTTACGCCCAATCTTTTTTAGCTTCCAGTTCAGGACATTGCTGCGCTCGGCAATACTGAAGACAGGCCGCCTGCCCTGGGCAATCTCAGCAGCCCTGGATTCTGCTGTGCCCTGCGGCATGTCGCACATCAGGAGGCAACCGCCATCCCTCAGCACCAGGCTATCGGCCACCATGCCCCAGGCCTTCAGAGAGTCGCCCTCACCATTGATGTCAGACTGCGCTTCGATCAGGCTCTGCTGCACCCCGCGCAGTTCATAACGGCTGAGCACACCAGCAAAAGCCGTGATGCCATCCCTGAAGAATGACGGATAGGAAGAGCGTCTGACCCTTCCCTCATAAGCCTGCTCTGGCTCCCCTTGTTCTTTCGGAAGATGCCTCTTTTTTGCTTCGCCCCTCAGTAGATCCCAGCAATCTGCAACCAGTTCTAATTCTGTGCGAACCTCAGCCAGCTTCGGGTGATGAAAACTAGGTAGTTTCCCGTTCGTTGTCGAATGGCTGATCTGCTGCCGCACCGCTCACTTTTTTATCTTCTGTTTGAGTTTTCCCCCTCTGAACAAAAATCCCGAGCTGTTGGATGATTTCCACAGGGTTGGACGTTGCCTTAGGCTGCCGTGTCCCCCTCTTTCTTGCCCCTGAAGCTGGCACACACAGGCTCAGATCATTTTGCGTCTGTATCGGCTCGCGGCGAATGATGCTTTGCGCACGGCCTAGGAATTGTTGGTGCGATAGGGAGGCCAGTTTGCGTTTCTTTTTGCCTGTCCATGCCGCCTTAATCATCTCCTGATCAGCCCATGGCAAGGCCTCCCAGGCACGGTCAGCAATCGTGAGGGCATCCGCCAGCTCATCGAATGTTTCAGCGTCGTCTAGCGCGTCAGAGTGGGCAGAGCGGTAAGCATCAGGATCTAGCTGGGAGGTGGTCTGCTGTGCCTGAAGGATGGCCTCGATGTCTTCTGGCTTGAGGCCCGTAGCTTGCTCCACTGCTGCCATGGTGGCCCCTGCTGCTGCCATCCGGCGCACGGTGGGGGCAGTGTCGCGCCAGAGATCAGGGAACCGCACACCAGAGCTGTGGCCCCGATCCCTTAGCCATTGGTGCATGGCGCCCTGGATGCACGGGACCACATAGGTGCTCAGCCTGAAGGGTTTGCCCGTGTCTGGGTTGCTCAGTGTGGGGTCATACCTTCTGCAACCCTTGAGGAGGCCCTGGGCTGCCACCAAATACAGATCCTCGAAGGGCAACTTAGTGCGAAACGCCAAACGGCTTGCCATTGCTGCCGCCAATTTCAGATTCTCTGCTGCAAGCTGTTCAGACCACTCTGTAGGAGGTGGAAACGATCCAAGTTTGCTGGCCTCTATGTCCACATCAGGACACGGGCGCACCTTGGTCGAGCGCGCTGATCGTGGGCGACCCTTGGCAGGTTTCGTCGTCACTTGCGCCGCACCATGCCAGACTGTAAAGCAATTATTGCATTTTCTGACCAGCCATCTCTCCTAAGACTGTCTACATCTGGTGTGCGTTGCGCTACGCCATGGCCGAAATGAACGGTGGAGACTGACATGGGCCCTGTGCCCTCTAGCCCGTTGATTAGCTGAGTCGTCTGGTCCACTTGGTCATCGAAGCTGCCTGACGGGAATTGCAGCAACTGCTTTTCGTAGGCTGGCAACCATGGCGCCCACCGTGGGAAAAATACCCGCCCAGCCTTAAACGTAATACTGGCAGCATTTGCGCGGGCTACCTTTCCTCCGAGAGGCTTCACTTCATGAATGATGAACCCTGCCGCTTCACTGCGAAGCATGGCGATTACAGCGGAGCCGTTAGCCTTGTCCTCCACAAATAGCTCAGTAAATCCCCAGGCCGGATGTAACGCTTTCACGGTGCCAAGCGTGGTTGGGAAATCCATGCGCTGATCAATCACGTCAAGCAACCAATAGCCGCTCGGATCCTGACCCCATAGACCCAGGCCGACCATATCCGTACCGGCTGAATCCTTAAAGGTGCAATCAAGGCTGGCGACAACACGATTAAACCTGCCAGGCATCCTGATGTCACCCGCCAACAGCTCTTCCCCCTCGCGGGCAAAGTAGCGGAAGGTATCACGCAAAAAAACAGAGCCCGTGCCTGCTGATGGCCTCTGCTGATAGATCGCCTCCCAGTCACGGTCAGGAGTGTTCGCCTTTGTCTTTTCAATCCACTCCTCATCGTATCGAGTAGGGTCCAGAGCCTCTCCAGGCTTGCGCTCATCAGGCTCTTTGGTGACTGTTCGTGGTAGGGCAATCTGTAGCGGCTCAGCTTCAATGGGCAGGATGATCACATGCCACTTTTCTGCCAGCCTTTCTAGACCTTGTGCTTCTAACTCTTCTACCTTGCTAAGTTTATATCCAATGGCGTCTAATTCGTGCCATCGTGTATGGATATAGAGCTGCCAGGCATCAGGCTCTAAGCGTGTGGACAATACGCCATCAATCCAGTTATGAAGCTGCCTACGGTGCGCTGCAGAATCGGCCTCCTCCCTGCCCTTTGTAGGGTCATCCACGATCAGGCCATTAGCAGGTAGACCCGTGCCCTTGCCCACACCAGCGGCCCACATCCCGCCGATGTCTCCTGCTGTCTTCCAGTATTCTTTCCCGCTTGTGGAAGAGCTTACGATCCCTCCAGAGCCCAGGTAGTAACCCCTGGCAGCCTCTGAAAACTCATTGGCTAGCGTTTGCGTGTGAGCACCTAACCCGATCGTGTGCGATGGGTTATGGCGCACATAACAGCTCGGTAGCAACCTCGAAAACACGGTGCTCTTGTAATGCCTTGGCGGCAGCATCACCAGGCCACGTTTCAGCTTGCCATCTAGTACACGCTGGCCAATTTCAATTAGTCTCTCTGTGTGCCTTGTGAAGGGGAATCCAGGGCAGACGCTGGCGATATGGTCACCAAAGCTCAGTTCATACCTGCCAACCACCGTGGCAGGCTTAGCCATATCCGCCTTCCAGCCAGCCTGCACAGCCCTCCAGGCAGAGCCTGCCTCAGTGCTAGCGGTCAGCATGTCAAGGCGGGTGGGCATGGCTGCTAGACCCTTGCCAGCGTTACAGCTTCGGGCTGGTTCTGATATTTGCCCTTGCGGTCTTCATAGCTGGTCAGGCACGGTTCACCTGGCAAGAACAGGGCTTGCACGATTCCCTCGTTTGCATAGATCCTGCAATCTGCGCCAGAGGAATTGCTAAACTCTAAAGTCAAGTGCCCCTTCCATCCCGCTTCTCCGGGCGTAAGATTTGCGATGACACCTAGCCTGGCGTAGGTACTCTTTCCGATGAATTGGCAGGTTATATCGGCAGGAATCTCTAGCCTTTCAAGGGCCACCCCCAGTCCATAAGAATGAGCCGGAAGGATAAAGAAATCCCCACTGTGATCACTTTGCAGCTCTGCAGGTTCTAGGTTGCGTGGATTGAAATTTTTAGGATCCATCACGGTGCCTGGCACATGACGGAAGAGCAAAAATTCCTTGGGTGACAGCCTGAGGTCATAGCCGTAGGAGGATTGACCGTAGGAGATCACAGACCGTGCTGATGTTTGCATTTCTGCAATACGAATCAGCTTGGGTTCATAGGGTCTGATCATGCCCTGAGCGGCCAGGGCGGCAATCTGTCGATCGTTCAGGAGCATTGGGGTTATTCCCACCAGGGGCAGAAGAGAAGGGAGAAGATCAGTGCGGCTACGGCCATGGCGAACATGCCTAGGTTGTTGCCGGTAAAGGCAAGGAAACAGGCGCCAAATGCAAGTAGAAGTGCAATGAGTTCAGACAACACTTGCCTTCGGCTCCTTAGCGTGCTCACGGTGGAAGGTCTCCAGCATTATCAGTAATTGATCTGATTCTGCAATGCGCTGGTTTATGTCATTCACCAAATCTTGCAACGCCTGATGCTTGTTCTTCAATTTTGCACGTTCTTGATACGCTGTAACCGTGAATTCGTTAAGGTAGACACGATCAATAGCTAAGCGATTCCAGTCAGGTCCTAAGCTCATGGCTTACCAATCCTCCTGAAACACTTCGGCCCAACAAGCTGCGGACATCTTGAATGGGTTGTAGTTTTTCGCATGTGCTAGGTAGTAGTGATTCAATTCTTCCAATGCTTTGTCTTGCTCGGCAATGCTTGCCTTTAGGCTTTCCACTTCGCTTTCCATTCTTTTTAGTTCATCCCACATAAGTGCGCGTTTAGTATAAATATCACTTGTATACTTTTCAAGGGCGGCCTTGTCCGAATACAATGCCATTTGTATTTCCTTTTCCTGCGTGAGTTTTGGATCGGTGGCTGCGTTTGTCATGGCTTACGAATCCTCCTGATACGCCCTGCAACCTTCTGAGCCAGGTGACGTGTGGTGAGCTTGCTCCATATCTGACGTGGATTATCAGCCACAGGCTCGGCACTTTGGCGGATCACCAACGGGCGACCAATGGAGGACAGGGTAGGGATAATTCTGAGCCGTGTCGGGGCTTCAGTGTTGTTTGGCATCTTGATCAGGACAGGGATCACCTTCAGTATAGATGAAGCGCCCCTTAAATTGTGCCACCTGTTGTAGGTCAAGCCAGAAGGGTGCTTCATGGCCCTCAGGGCAGATCAGGGCTTGTGGGATACCTTCATTGCTTACTCTTGTTTCGATGATCTTGGTCACTAAACCCCAGCCGGGAACTTTCTTGGTCAACCCTTTCAGCCCTTGCCAAGTAGTTTTCCCGTCAGGGATCAATCCTATATTCACACTCGAACACAATAATGGGCGGTGGTTCCATGTTGCTGGTGCCGCCAGGAGAAGTGCGGCGTAAGCAATCTTCACAGCCCTCGCGCCAATAGAAACCGTCATCCTCTTCGTAGCCGACGCCTTGGCAGCGGGCGATGTCATCAGGAAGGGTCATTGTTTGTAGAGCAGCCGCAGCAGCGGGCAAGGACAGCACGGGCAAAATCAACTGGCTGAACGGGCTCGTAACCGACAATTTCTTCATCGCCGCCAGGCGTCAACCTTTCAATAATCGGCACCCGAATAGAGTTGAAAAGCTCTTGTGCTTCCTGTTTTGTCAGCCCCTGCGGCTCAGGCTGGGCCAGGGCGGACTTCAGCCGTTGCCTAATGTCCCGCCAAGCATCAAAGGCAGCATTATCCCTGTCATAAGGTTTCAGGCCAGAAAAATTGTAAAGACCTTCTCCATTGTTAAATGCCAGGACTTCGGCGCACAGAGCACGAAAAGTGCCAGTCATTGTTCTTCGCCCTCCTCGAAAAGCACGTTTGATTCGTTCATGATGTCTACCCAGCCAATGTAAACATCAGCTTCATCATAAATAGCCAAGTTACCCACGCCATTCGGGTAGACACGCGAGCCAGGCGGAAGCGCTAGCAACAGCTCCGCAAGTTTCTCGGGTTTGATCCATTTGCCGGTGTCGTCTCTCATTTTGCTGGCCTCACTGACAAGGGGGCGGGGTGTTGTTCTGCCACATGGCTGAAGTAGGGATATTCTGAATCTGGAAAGCAATCACTATTCGGATCTTCAGCATAAATAAGAACCTCACCCGTTGAAACACAAACGGAAACAGGGTTTCTTATTCGTCTACCATTCGCATCAAACACATGCAAAGGCCCCCAGTTTTCTAGTGATTCCTCAGCGGTGACATGGCGATGGGTTGGGAAGCCTGCGGGGATGTCGAATGTCATAGTTCTGCCCTGACTTTGATAAAGTATTTCCATTCGCCTGAATTGAACCTAAAAACTTCATCAATGTCTATATCTGATATCGCAAAACCCGTGTCCTTTGTAAACTGTGCCATAAGGCAACCAATTTCAGATTCCAACTTTGCCTTGGCAGCTTTAGCGTCTTGAATGCTCATTGCCCGCCCACCTCCGCCGATGCTTTCCTCAGGTCTTCCATGCGGATATGGGTTTCCACTAGCCTTAAGAGTTGTTCTAGCGTTTGCTTCATGGCTTTACGGTGGATCGCCGGGGAAAACAGAGAGTCATCCACCTTGGCTGCCAGATCCCTTGCTGCAAACATTTCGTTCAGGATGCAAGTTGCTTGCTCCTGAAGATGCTGCAATAGGTCTTCGCTGGTGTTTTGCTGAAACCATTGTTGTATTTCCTTATCCCTTTGTTGCTGGCCCCATTGTGCAGCCTTGGCGGCAAATAGGGTTGCATAAAGAGATGTTCCAGATTCTGTGGCATATTTTGAAGTGTCGCACCACTCCTTAACCAGCTCATCCGGTGGGTGGGGCATGATCTTAAAAATGCTTTCGGAGTTAGTCATGTCGATACAACCAATCAGGAACAACGTTTGCGATGCGGTCAACGCGAGCCAATAGCCACCGCCCTACAGCGATAGCTACGGGCTTCACCAGGGCTTCCATGATCACCAGGGCAGCGAAGGCGTCTGCGACCATGTGCAGGTCTGAAGGGTTGAGGGTCATGGGGCCTCTAGCTCGTTAGAGGGGCTTAGCCATCGTGTCTACTCATTGAGAGGATGTGATTGTTGTACTGCTCAACCGCAAAACGCAGTTCCTTTATGCGGTCGGAGAAATCATCCGGGTGCGCTGGTGGAATCATGCCATTCAGGCCTTGGCCACCAACTAACCGCATGGCTCGATCAGCCATCAACCCGGCATGGAGCAGGGCCTGATCAGAGGGGGATAAGGGTTTACTCATCGGGAAGCAGCTCCAAGGCTTTACGGATGGTGAAAAAGGGTTTGCCATCAAACATGCCCACCTGCTTTGACATCAAGAGGCTGAGATCGTTCAGCGCCTGCTCCTTCAGGCTCGGTGGCTTAGGGCGTCGTGCGGCGCGGAGATCGTCAAGCACAGTTGGGTGATGTGCTCTGCGCTCCAGATGTCGAATACACGCCTCCAGCTCCTGGTCCGCGCCCCATTGGGCTGATTTGTCAATCAGGAAGTCGGAATTACTGTTGCCTGGAGCCTCGTAAAGCCACTCGTCTCGCAGCTTCCGTGGCGGGCTGATCGGATGCTGGCTAGGCGGATTGCGATCGCTGTTGCCTTCACTGCAGTACGGAACAGCCATCACGCCACCCCTCCCAGCTTCTCAGCCTCAGGCCAGCGGTAGCCGCCTAACAACCGAGTTGCCGCCTGCTCCCGCCAATAACGGCGCCGTGCGGCAAGTTCTAGTGATACTGAATGACCGATCAGTTTCGGATCTGCATTAGCCTTAAATAAGGCTTCAGATTCTGTCTGATGATTCATGGATTCTGCTCCGTAGATGTGTGAACGTGCGATTGCACATTGAGAGACATTAAGGCGAAGCTCATTCTTCATTGCCTATTCCTCATCTGCCCCATTGCCCACAGCGCAACCATGGCACCTAAGATTCCAGAAGGACCAAAAACAGGTACTGGAATTGGCTTAACTTTTGATGGTTCAGGTGGCGGCTCAGGTTGAGCGATTGAATAGTTGTACGTTGGCACGGTAGCCCCTGGTAAGGATGGATACTTTTTGTCTGGTGGGTGATACTGGCTGCACCCTGTCAGCAACAGTAAGCATAGCAGAGTGCGGGTCTGGATAGGGGTCATTTATTACGCCCTCTCATCGCTGCTTTCCTCCATCATTCGAGCGATGCACAAGGGATAGCCCGCAGCATCTAGCCAGTGATCTCGCAACTGCGAATCGCCTGAAAGAATCCGAGCAACTTTGTGCATCATCATGTCAAGAGCCTCGCGCTGTGCAGGTGTCAGCCGATGCCAGTTGCAACCAGCCCTAATGCAGCCCTTTAGGTTCTGGCTGATATGCCCCACGGCTTCAATGCCGCCGTGTTGCTTGTCTCTGTTGGGGATGTTTGGATCATTCATTGTTAAGAGAATTGCAGGGAAATGATCTAGCGGAAAGAGCCTTAAACTTTTTGCCAGCTCCTAAGTTTGAGCTTCCAACCAACCGCCTCGAAAGGCTCGCTCCATTCTGGTTTCTTGTAACTGCGGCAGCGTGCACGCCAAACCGCCTCTTGCTCTCCTATCCATAGCAGCGTTAGCTGTGCATCATGCCAGCCACTAGGCCACTCTTCCCTACCCTGAATTGTGTCCCCAACCTTTAGACACATCTTGCGGCAGTATTCAGCGGGGCTCATGCGCAGACCTCCGTAAAGAGGGAAGACTGCTCCGCATCACCTTCAATTTCACCAGCTAGTTCCAGGTTCCGAACAGCTTGCCGGTAGTAGCTAGGCTTAAGCTCGATGCCGATTCCACGACGGCCAGCCTTCACCGCTCCGTAGACCTCGCTGCCAACACCCATGAAGGGCGTTAGCACGGTCTCTCCTGGGTTGCTCCACATCACAACCGCTCTGTCAATCACATCCAACTGCAGCGGGTGAACGTGCTTTTCATCTTCGCCATCCTTGGCGCTGCGAAACTGCAACACATTATCAATCCTGATGTCATCCCACACACTGGAGGCGTATTGCCGCCAGATCCATTGACTGTACTGATTCTTTTTTTGGTCTCCTTTCATGCCACGAAACCCGTTTAGATCGGCTGGCACAGTGCGCTCACCGCTGTAGTGCATAAGACCAACTTCATGCACAACCGGCACGGGATTTTCACCTTTACGGCGAAACATCAAAAGATAATCAGCGTTAGCGATACTGTTGCGGGTTGAGTCTTCGCACAGTGTCTTGTGATGCAAGCTCTTCATCATGGTGCGATTGCGAACCATTAGCGGCTCCTTCCAGATCACCCGCCGGCCACCATAGGCAAACCCTCTGGCTTCATGCTCACGGATGATCCTGCCAGGTAGATCAAACATGGCATCACAGCCGGAATTGCTTAGCGGAATGTCCATGCAATGCACTGCAGAAATCCTGCCAGGCATTGTCACCCGCTCAATTTCATCCAAACAAAAACCGTAATGAGTAAAGAACTCGTCATAGTCTAGGCAGTTAGACATGTCCCGATCATCACTGCTGTATTGATACAAGCCAGCAAACGGCGGAGAGTAGACAGTGAGATGAACTGACGCATCAGGAAGTTTTTGCATAACCTCGATGCAGTCCCCATTGTAAACCGCAAAGCTATCAGTGATTAACTGCTCTTTTACAGCCATTGTGGAATCCTCGGAGTAGTGGTGTAGAGATTCGTCCGTTTAATAGTTGTTGCATTATTCATCTGTGCCACCAGTTCCTCAAACATGGCAGTAGCCCGTTCAGCTTTGTTGCGCATGTTGGCCAGCACCCTGGCCTCGCCTTCGGTGGCAATAACGTCAAGGTGAACCGTGCTTTGCTGGCCGAATCGCCAGCAGCGGCGAACAGATTGGTAATACTGCTCATAGCTGTGGCTGGCAAAGGTCACAACATGAGCGCAGTGCTGCCAGTTCAGGCCCCAAGCACCAATTTTGGGCTTGATCACCAGCACTCGCTGACGACCATCGGAGAAGGCCTCATACAGCTCTATCTTTCGATCGTCTGGCGTGCGGCCAGCAATCTGAGCGGCATCAGGGATTAACTGCTCTAGCAAGTCGCCCTCGGCGTTGGTGTGGCACCAGATCACGGCAGGACGATCGTGTTCCACCAGCTGAGCGGCAAACTCACAACGCTCCTGCATGGTGCGCTTTCGCTCTTCTCGTTCTTCTGCCAACCCAAAGGCAGGCATTGCAAACAACATCCCCTCAGGAGGAGTTGCCGGGGAGATGATGTGATCACGCTCCACCAGTGGCGGAAGCACAAAGCCATCATTTGCAAAGCCCAGATCGAATGGCATCCGGCAGGCCCTAGCCCAGCTCGCTACCCACCGCCAGAAGTGCTCGCGGGCGTGATGCTTGAGGCGCCACTGCCCAATGGTCTGCGAAACTCTAAACGCCAGCTTTTTGTAATAGTTAGCGTTGGCGTTGATCATCGCCTCTGCCGACTCTTGCAAACGCTCTTCGCGCTTCTGGCCTTTGTCGTCTAGCTGAGCAAAGAAACGGCGCAGCATGTCGCTGTAGCTCAGCTCCCCCAGGGCCTCGGATGAGTTGCCCAGCTCGGTGTAGTCATTTGGCGCTGCCGTTGCAGTGCAAAGCAACCTGTACGGCATTTTGGCCATAAAGCGAGTAATCGCCTTCCTGGTGTGACCGTTGAACGACTTCAGGATGCTCGACTCATCGCAAACCACTGCGCCAAAATCACTCGAATTAAACAGGTGGAGCCTGTCGTAGTTGGTGATCACAACCCGCCCCGGCACGCTGCCATCACTGGAGCGGTGGCATTCGATGCCGAACTTTTCACCCTCCCGCACAGACTGCGCAGCCACAGCAAGCGGCGTCAGGATCAGCACCGGCTTGCCGGTGTGCTGCGCCACGTTCTGAGCCCAGGTGAGCTGCATTGCAGTTTTGCCTAGGCCGCAATCAGCAAAGATCGCAGCGCGACCCTTGCGCACGGCCCACTCAACTAACGCCTGTTGAAAGTCAAACAACTGCGGCGGCATAAAGACCGGCTCAAAGCCATGATCTGCTCCGGTGTGCAGCTTGCGATCCAGGAACGACTCATAAGAGCGCTCAAGTGTTGCTGTCATCCCACTACCTCCAGAACGCGAATCGCGCTGAAAGTACAAAGATCAAAGCTCATAATGATCCTCACAACCAAGAGCGATGCAAAGACCACCAGCAATACCGAAAAGGAGCTGCAAGGTCCATGGGGTTACTAGAAATCCCATGAGGATTAACCCGACACCAATAACAATCAATGGAATATCGCTATCCATCACCTCCGCTCCATCAGCGAAGGGGACCGCTGCTCAGCCGTCAGCGAAGGGTCAGGCTCTTCACGCTCGCCTTCATCCTCGCGGTCTTCCATTCGGCACCAGAAATCGTCGATGCCTGCAAAGTCGAGAGTCACTTGCACACCTCCACGATGGTGAGCTGGCCACAAGCCCTGATCTGTGCATCTCGCGCCATCCACATCCCGACAGGGATGACAATGAGCGCAAAGCCTAGGACGTGCTGCCAGGTGATCTGGCGCACCTCCATCAAAAATCTGTTCATGGGTCGCTGGGTGATGAACTCCGCAATCCTACCCTAACTGGTCCAGACTTGGGCAAGTCTTAACAATTCAATCCTGACCGGCCTCCATCTTCCGGCTTGCCTCCATCTGCTGGTACATCTGTTTTAGCATTTGATTTACGCCTAAAGCATCGCCCCAGCAGGCCCTAGCGGCTTCGGCCTGTTTGCTCATGGTGTCGCACAGCTTGGTGAAGCTCAGCACCATCGCATTTACAGATTGCATCTGCGCACTGGCCGCCACATAGTCCTGGGCCTGCATCGCCCTTTCGTGGCCCTTCAACGTTCGCTCTATGTTGCCCTGCATGATGCCCACAATCCCATCAATAGCCACGGCTCGCAGGCCCATGGCCTTACCGACAACGTGCATAACCTGCCGATATTCCAGCAGCTCACCCGTCAGCCGATCACTGCCCGCTTTCTCCATTGCAGCACCGATCACCTCAGGCTCTAACGCTGAATCCTGCTGGTAAATCTCAGGTGGAGCGGTGGGGACTGCAACCTTTTTGGTCTTTGCTTGCTTAATCGCCTCCTCAGTTGGGCTCAGCTTTCGTTGCGGCTTTTTCCCCTCCTCCGGTAGATCCTCTGGAGGCCTCCCCGCTGCTAACCATTCGTCGTAAGCCTCCGCGCGTTCTAGCCAGTTGAAACGCTTTGCACGGTCGTAAACATTGGGTGCCACAAGCCCACGATCTTTGGCAAAACGGTGCACGCCTCGATCAGGGCCAGACTCCAGAAACTCAACAAAAAGGCTGTAGGCAGCTGCAGTTTCGCGGCCTTTGTGTCCTGAATTTTGCTTCCAGATCCACTGCACGCGAGTTACAAGAAAGCCATATTGTAACTTTAAAGAATTATTGTAACGGCAGCTTGGCGGTCGCCCAACGCAAAAGGGCCCCTAAGGACCCTTAAGCGTTTGAACGGACGGCCAGGTCTGAACCCTGCGATCATCCCAATCCAAACGAGGGGCAAGCTTCATAGCTTCGGCAATCAAGGGTTCAGACCTTGGCCGAAGCTCCACCCGCCCAGACCATCAAAGTTTAGATCGTCCTACCGCTTCCGATCCCGAATCGGGCTAGGCGAAAGCTGCAGTTGGCTAACGATCCATCGAGTGTCCATGGTTGGGCTAGCAACTTCATAGTGCGGAGCGATGGGCAGCCCTGCAGAGATGGCAGAGGCGCAGGCTTCATGCAGGGTGAGACCTTTGCTTTTGAAGTAGCCCGCGAGGTCTGACGGGGCTAATACCTGCGAGACACGGTAGGAGTATTCCTGCGGGCGATTCCGTATGAAAACTTCATCATCAACCTTGAACAGGGTGTTGGAGGGGGTCACTGGGTGGGTGGTCTGAACACGGACCAAGAGTAGCAAGGCCATCCTGATCTGGGCAAAAGGTAGTAGGCTGTGCAAACAGAAGCCCCACCGTTTGGCGGGGCTCTGCTGATCGCCTTCCCGAGCTTCCCGGCAGAAGAAAAGCGATCTTTGTTCCTTACCACCCCATGATTCTACATGAACCAAACGCAAAAAGAAGAAGCCACCGTCCAGATTCCAATGAAGTTGGTCGAGGAGTGTGTGGAATACAAGGAGGCCCTGTTTGTTTACGGTTGGCTCACTGCTCATGAGTGCGATGCGGTTTCACTGGAAATCGTGGCAGCTCATTGCGGCATAAGTTTCATAGAGGCCTTTAGAAGCATTGCTTGGCTTGAGGCAAGGGGCTGGATTGAGTTGTATGAAGATCCAGGGAAAACTTCCCCTTGCCCGGTCGTCACCGCTTCCAGCGAGAGAACCTGAAAAATGACAACTTCATACGCGGGACAGGGCTACACATTTACGGCCCTTCCGACATGGCTCAGGGGCCAGGCGACGCCTTGGGAGGGATGGGTGATGTGGGTTTTGCAAAGCCACTACCCAACGATCAAACCAAGCCTTTCGCTACTGGAGAAGGAAACGGGCATCAGCCGCTCGAAGCTCTGCCAGGTGCTGGCGGACATGGAACGCAAGGGCTGGCTGACGAGGGAACAGGTTTTTTCGTCAAACGGCAGGAAGGCAAACACGATCTATCGGCTGAGCGTGTGGGAGGAAAACCGGGATGGAATCGGTAGTGCGCGTGGCGGACTAGTGCGTGAGACGGACTATCAGGGTAGTGCGCAGGACGGACTAGGGATAGTGCGCCACACGGACTACCCTAGTGCGCCACACGCACTTAAAGAAAAACAAGTTAAGAAGATCAAGAAATCCAAGAAAACAGCCAAAGAACCCCCCTTTGTGTTTCCCCCCGCTGGGGAAAGCGCCGGGCAAGCCGTCGCTACACACATCCACTCGGACCCGTATCCAGACCCGCTCGAAGACCAAGACCCAAACCCACTTCCTGAACATCCTGATCCATGTCCGCACAAAGAAACCCACCAGAGGCCCCTGGAAGCCGCTGTGAGCGTCGAAAACCCTCTTGAGGCATCTTTCCCCGATCAGCCCCAGCAAGGGGCCTTAGAGGCGCTTCCAGAGGCCCCTGACGAAAACACCTCTGCCAAGGGCAAAAAAGCCAGCTTTCAGCCAACAAAGGCTGATATACCCGCCATTTTACTGCCAGTTGCCCCGGAAATACTGGGTTTCTGGAAGGCAAAGGCAGGGAAGAAAACTTCCGAGGCTTGGAATGGCCTGCTGGCAAACCTCCACAAAATCTGGGACGACCCTGCCGGTGGAACGGACGTTCTGCGGCAGCAGCTTGAGGCAGGCATTGAAGCTAAAACTTACGGCAAAGGTTGGCAGTCGATTACTTATGCCAACTGGTCAAAATATGGCAAGGAATGGCATAGGTCAAATAATCAGCCACGGCTAACAGAAAACCAAAAAACAAGCCTGCTTGCTGTTGCCAAGATCCGCGCAATGGAAGCAGCAAAGAATCAAACAACTAACCCAATCCTCGAAGGAGCTTCACTGTGATTAACGACATGATCTTTATCGAGACGATGACCTACCTGCTGGAGCTGCTGCCCATGCAGAAGGCATTAAGCGAAGATGGCAAGGTTATGCTTTGGCAGACCTTTCCTGCTACAGCAAAATTAGACTTAACGCGAGAATCATTGCAATACGCAGCGGGTCAAAGAATGCTAGACCCCGAACCACCTAAGGAGATTCCGCTACATCTTTCCCTGTTACGTTACCTATATCCATTGGAGAACAATAGGGGCGCTGTTGAACGTGGCTTACGGCCTGATTTAGCCGAGCGGATGAAACGGCCTGAGGTGTTTCATGATCCACAACCGGTCAGACATGAGCAAAAGTTAGCGCATGAACTGAGAAGGATTGCCCCTAGCGGTTATTGGACGCCCAGCATGATGAGCGATGAACAGAAACAAAATCACCTAGAAGCTATTAAGCGGCAGGTAGAGGAACTAGACCTAGATCCCACAAGTGATCCGCTGACTATTCAGCAGTTGATTGAAGGCAAAAAGTGGTTCAAGGATGCCCTGAAGGGCTATTGGACCTTAAAGGCTGATGCGGGCGGCATTGCAAAGGGCTGGGTTGCCAGGAACCGCAGGGAGTCCATGAGGCTGATCCATGAAGCCATGGGGCTAGAGGTTCCCACGGAGGAGCAACAGGAGCAGACCACGGCAAGGGCTGCCTTTAGAGACGGCAGGGATCAGCGTGCATGGATGATTGCGGAGCTTGCACGGCAACGGGAGAACGATCAGGGAGGTTATGGCGGGCCTTTGGTGGTTGAGCTGCCGCCACCGATAGAAGAGCCCGCAGCGGCAGAGATGACCGTCACGGTGGAGGTGACCACCCCTTCTGAACCACCGTTGCTGTCGGCAGGTATTGGCGAGGTGGAGGCATGGTGAACCTCAAAAGCGATTGCACCCCAGAGCCTGCGGAGGGCATCTTCTGGCACCCTGGCCCACCTGATGGAAAAATCCTGATGCCTGCTGCCGTGGTGGTTGCTGGTGGGTTCCCGAGCGATCCTGCAGCGCCACCACGATGCAAAGCGCTACGGATGGCCATGATCGGTAGGGCACGGGACAAGGGTTACAAGCCGAAGCCTGGTAACCCTGCTGTCGAGGCCCTGCTTTCGGATGGATTTTGGGATCGAATCACAATCGAAGCCACGGTGCTACATCTTGCGCTGACGCGGAATGATGCTGCCGTTACGGTTGACGTGGTTGCACGGTTTAGAGATGGCAAGTTGGCATTCCTTGCCGTCTGGCCAGAGGATAAGGATGGGTTGATTCATCCCAGTGCGCCATGGGCTGAGCTGGGGGCTGGTGTTGCTGCCGCCGCTGATCGTGGTGTGATGGTTGATAAGGTCGGCCTGATCTGGGCAGGGGAGAAGGTCAAACTTGAGGCGGCAGATCCCAATAAGGCACTAGGTTTATGGTGTGACGCGGTGGATTTGCATCGGTTTTATGAGAGGCGGAAGCTGGCGGTGGCGGCTTAAACCACAAAAAGCCCAGCAATGCTGAGCCTTTGCAGGGTTTCATGGGGACCGCTTGCCCCCAGATGCTTTAAGCCTAGCTCAGCAGCCTTTCAGCTTGCGGATTAATTCTTCCATCTCTAGCTGCTTTTCTTTTATTTTTAAGATTTCTTCCTCTATCTTTGAACATTCTTTTGTGATGTTTAAGGACTCTTCTTCCATGCTTTTCAGATTGTTTATGATCTCTGATCTTTGTTTTGCTATTTTTGAGAAGCCGTTTAATGATGCTAAGAGTTCAAGGAGTTTCATAAGGGTTGGGTGATTGGCGGCTTAACTTAAAGGGGATTAAGTTGAGGCGTCTTGCAAGTGGTTTTTAATTGCTTCGCGCACGAAGACGCTAACGGGAATATCTATCTTTTTGCAGTGCTCATAAAGTTTAGAATGTAGATCAGCTTGCATTGTGACTGAAATCACTTGGCGACCGTTGGGACGCTTTGTCATTGTGGAACCTCTCGCAGCAGCTTCATGCCGGGCATGCTTCCCGAAGGTCTGCCTAGCAGATTGTTTTTCATCCAAACTTTACAGCCATCGCGTCGAGCGGTTGCTACTAAGTCGGCTACCCACTCAAACGGTGGAGAAAATGATGGATTTTGACCGATATTCTCTGACTGCGCCCCTATAACAATCCAATCAATACCTTCTAAGCTGGAAAACTTGATCGGCTCTAGCAGTGGCTCTAGGGAGAGCCACTTAACTTTGACGCCTGACACTTTGCGCATAGCGGCCAAGGTCGGCTCGGCACGATGCTGTTCATCCACCGACGCACCAATCCAGCCACTAGCAGGAAGTTGCAGACGGTCGTAACGCTGCGGAAATTTTGTGAGATACAGGTACTCCCACTGTGGGTTGGCCACCGTAGAAGCTACCACTTGATCTATCCATTCCTGAGGCACCCAGGCGCCAAACAGATCCGCCATTGAGCAGACGAAAACACGGCCAAACGCTGGATCTTCTAGGGCACGCTGTGGAACTGGCGTGTTCCGTGGTGCTTCTAGCCGCTCATGGTGAAACAACGGAGTGAAACCTGCTGGATAGTACGGCTTCATTTCAGGCTTAAGGGCCAACGATCTGGCGTAGCAATATGTACATGTGTGCTTGCAGCCTGTTACGGGATTCCATGAGTGCATGGCCCAGCCAATTTCGTCGTCCGTCTGTTGGTTGAATGTTGCTTTGCTTTTTGGTTTTGGGTATTCATAGGAATTACCTTTGTCATCAATAAGTGTGATGATTTCCCTGTCGCTAACCTTGGGTCGCTCTGGTTGGGGTTGGCTGGCGGCTTGCTCTCGCTGACGCTGCTGCGCTTCGCGGTGCGCCTTGTCCAGCGCCATGGTGCCGGCCTGCACCTGGGGCAGCAGGTCGGGTGCGACCTTGGCCACGCGTGCGGCCTGTTCAACGGCGCGGGGGCTTGCTCCTACGGCTTTGGCGGCTTGGGCTGCTGTTTCCCGTTCCTTGCGACGATACTCTTGCCGTTGCTGATCCGCCTGCCAAAGCGCTGAATTGTCCATCACTGGGCGGCTAACCTCCCGCAGATCTGCGGGAGGTTTCTCAGAGGGCCTCCCAGGAGCCGAAGACCTGCCAGCTTCAGCCAGTCGTTCCTTGGCCGCAGGCTGCAGCAACTCCCGCACCTTCAGCGCCACAACAGCACGCTGACCCGCGTTCAGATGCCGCCGATGCAGGTTTGCGCTCAGGCTGAACTGCACAGGGTCGTCCCCGTCGTAACGCTCTAGCACCACTTCTTGGTTAGTGCGGTAACAGGCAACCAGTCGATTCCGACCATCCAGCAGCGTGCCATCACGCCATACGATTATTGGCTGCTGCAATCCTCGTTCTTTGATGTCGGCGCACAGCTCGCGCAGCTCTTCACCTTCAACCATCGGAAACAGATCCGCTGCAGGATGAAGGCCGGTGATTTCGTCATAGTGCCTGAGAATTTCGTTCCAATCCATCACAGTTGCACTCCACGGCTAAATTCATCACGAGTCAGAAACAGGAATCGCTGCAGCTCATAAAACGCGGCAGGATCTTCCTTGCGCCAAACCACCTGGGGGGGTGCTGTGATCTTTTTTTCTAGTTTCTGAGCAGCCTGCAGGCATTCGGTCGTTATATCTTTGCGCCACTTGGCAGGGGCCGTAATCAGATATGCCCACTGATCGGCGCCACCAACAGAAAACAAGCAGGCATCGTGCCAGTTCTGCAACAGCGACTCACACAAGATCTCAACACGCATAAACCACTCGCGGCGCTTCTCCTCTTCAATACGCTTTAAGCCGCCAACATTGCAGCCAAGCGTAGACAGTGAAGTGGTGAACTTTGGAAAGTTGCGGACAAATTCAGGAGTTAGGCTCCAGTCTTCAATATGGTTTGGGTCGTTGTAAATAAAAGATGCAGCGTTGCGGGTTATCAGTGGAGGCTGCAGTTCTTGAGAGTTTGCATGTAAATAACGCACTTCACCCCACCCCTTTTGATGCACGCCACGAGAAAGCTCTGACCATCCATTCAAGGCAAGCCACCGATTGGTATTCTTGATTAGCTCAGCATGGGTGATGGCTTGTTTTTCGCAACCAATCAACTGAACTGGAATCATCCATCGACTTACTAGCCAGTCGGCATGACGGAGGAAGATACCCGGAGAGCATCCATCGACAAAAGCAGCCTCAGGCAGGAGTTCACCCTGTTCTGCCGAAATGTATGGGACTCCATCGCCAGCCGTGAGGTCATAGAGCAGGACCTCTTTGACTGGAGGCGTTCCACGGCTCAGGACCCCCATTTCCCGGCCAAGCAGTCGATTGAGTAAAAAGTGCTTGCACGGCGTGATGCCCGACTTTCCAGGTGCTTCGCCCTTGCTGCGTTTAGGCGCAGATCCAAATCCAACAACTGATGCAACGCCCATTGCCGGCTTACTCAGAACACGCTTAGATCATATATGATCCGTGTCCGGACCCGTACTGTTGCAATGCGTGCAATCCTCCATCACCTTCACCGTCCAAGGCATGGCGCCAGCGCCGCAGGGGAGCAAACGGGCCTTGGGTAACGGGCGCATGATCGAATCCTGCAAAAACGTGAAGCCCTGGCGGATGCTGGTGGCCGAGGCTGCCCTGGCCACCGGAGCCCCACTGATCAAAACCCCTGTCAGGCTATCAATAGTATTTCTGTTCTTGCGACCAAAAGGCCACTACGGGAAAAAAG